TCTTAACTACCAATGACAGGAAGAAGCACAAACTCTTGAAGGCGCAGCACCCTGAGTATGAGACACGCTTCCTGTTTATGAGGAACAATACGATTAGTAAAGTCTCGAAGACTACCTATACAGCTTGGGCTGAACAACACGGCTTCAAGTGTCACGTTGGTAAAACAGTACCACAGGAGTGGATCGATGAATAACGTAACCAACAACAACTACCCACTAACCTACAAGTATAGTTGGGTGTGTCCTTTATGTGACACAGTATATAACCCTGAGACATCTACCTGTCCTTGTAGTAACAGATACAAGGTACCCTACAGCCCTTACAACCCGCCGCCGTACCCCCTTGGTGAAGTAACTTGTCATGCAACATAAAGGTAATAACACACACCTAATCATACCTGATAGCCACGCTATGCCGAGTAAACATAATGGACGTTATGAACTATTAGGGCGTTTAATCTACGACTTAAGACCTGATGTAGTAGTTGACATAGGAGACTCAGCAGACATGGAGTCCCTGTGTACATACGACAAAGGCAAGACAGGTTATGAGTCTCGTAGATACTTAGCTGACTGTGACGCTTACAAGGATGCTATGGAGAGACTATGGCACCCTTACAGAAAGCACAAGAGGAAGATGCCTCTTAGAGTTAAGACACGAGGCAACCACGAACAACGTATCATTAAGGCTGGTGAGTATGCCGGTGTGATGAGTGGCACCTTCGGCATTGAGGACTTAGAGGAGCATAGATACAATGATATTGTCAAGCCCTTTCTAGTACCTACAATGATTGATGGTGTAACATACAACCACTACTGCCCAACACCTATTATGAATAAGCCGGTAGGTGGTACGAGTCCTGCGAGGGCTATCCTGAAACAAGAACATCGCTCTATGACAACAGGACACTCACACCTTCGAGACTTCTTCGAGGAACGAGGCTTGCTGTCGTTGGTTGTTGGCTGTTACGTAGACTACTGGGCTGACTACGCTGGCCCTGCTAACAATAACTGGTGGGCTGGTGTGGTCTTAAAGACACACGTAGAGAATGGCTACTATGACCATAGGTGGATTTCATACAATGCCATTCAGAAAGAGTATGCTTAAAGTGCCATGACCTTAACATATAATGAGATGGTCGAGAAGATCGCAGAGCACTATGACCCTGATGAGCTTGTTGACATCCTGGAGATTGAGAGTACTGACTTGTTGTGGAGCTTTCCTGATAAGGTAGAGTTCTATCGTTATAAATTCTTTGAACTAGAACAGACGGAGTAACATTACTATGATTAACGAAGCTATTGTAGCCTTTGCTATCCTGTGCTCACCAACGTCTGATTGCGCCACAATCTTTATGACTAAGGACGAAGCTCCATTAGTGTTCAACAGTATTGAGGACTGCTTAAGCACAGTGGCTACCGTGCCTATGGAGGCTCCGAAGGGCTTGCGAGTAGCTCTCATGGCTTGTGGAGAGGCTGACAAGCTGGTTAGTGAAGAGATCGGAGAAGGGCTCTGATGACAACACAGCAGACTAACACCGTAGACAACGCAGTACCCCACACATATTACAACCCTTCCACAGTATACGGCCCTAAGACTAAGCTCGGTGAAGAGCTACATAGTGGTAAGTATCGTGGTAAGAATGAGACCTTCTATGATGCTATGTCACGTATCAGTGGAGCTCTAGCAGACAACGAAGAACATCGCAAGAGGTTCAAAGGTATCCTACTCAACCAGAGGTTCCTACCCGGTGGCCGTATCCAGAGCTCTATGGGTAGCACACGAGCCACAGCATCTCATAACTGTAACGTCAGTGGAACCATTGAGGACAACATGGGCTCCATCATGGAACGGGCAGCGGAGGCTGCTGAGACTATGCGTATGGGAGCCGGTATTGGTTATGACTTCAGTAAACTACGTCCTCGTGGCGATAGGATCGTGACACTCGACAGTGCTTCTAGTGGGCCTGTGAGCTTCATGGGTATCTACGATGCTATCTGTGCGACTATCAGTTCTAGTGGACACCGCCGTGGTGCTCAGATGGGTGTCTTACGTATTGATCACCCTGACATTGAGGAGTTCATCCGGGCTAAACAGAACGAGAGAGTCCTGACTAACTTCAATATCTCAGTGGGTATTACTGATGAGTTTATGCGGTGTGTACAGGAAGACTCTGAGTTTGATCTTAGGTTCGAGGGTAAGACCTATAAGACAGTGAGTGCCACAGCCTTGTGGGATGAGATTATGCGGTCTACTTGGGACTGGGCAGAACCTGGAGTGTTGTTCATTGATACGATTAACAAGATGAATAACCTAAACTACTGTGAGACTATCGCAGCTACGAACCCCTGTGCAGAGCAACCACTACCTCCCTATGGGGCTTGCTTGTTGGGTAGCTTTAATCTCACACAGTACCTAGTTAATGAAGATGGTGAATACTTCTTTAATTGGCCTCAGTTCTTGGATGATATTCCTGATGTTGTCAGGGCTATGGACAACGTGATCGACAAAGCTAAGTACCCTCTTCCTGAGCAGGAGCTTGAAGCTAAGAGTAAGAGGCGTATTGGCTTGGGTGTCACTGGTTTGGCTAATGCTGTAGAGGCTATGGGTCTTGAGTATGGCTCAAAAGAGTTCATCGTAATGACAAAGGGTATTATGAATACCTTACGTAATGAAGCTTACAAAGTTTCAGCTATGCTTGCAGAGGAGAAAGGAGCCTTTCCACTCTTTAATCCCGATACATACTTAGCCTCTGAGTTTATCAGAGAGTTGCCTTTTGAAACTCAAGATTTAATATACGACTACGGAATACGTAACAGCCACCTAATCAGCATAGCCCCTGCCGGTACTATCAGCCTCACTGCTGACAATGTATCAAGTGGTATTGAGCCTGTGTTCTCTTATGGCTATAACCGTACTATCATTACGGAGACTGGGCAACCTGTCATTGAGAAGGTAGTTGACTACGGTGTTGCAGAGCTTGGAGTAAAAGGACGGTGTGCCGATGACGTACCTGTCAAGGATCATCTCGCAGTTCTACTAGCTGTCCAGCCCTATGTGGACTCGGCAGTATCTAAGACCTGTAATGTTGGGGATGATGTTATGTGGAAGGACTTCAAGCAAATCTATATGGATGCTTGGCTTGGAGGAGCTAAGGGCTGTACAACCTTTCGAGCTTCTGGTAAGAGATACGGAGTCCTTAACAAGGGTACCGCCGAAGAAGACTCCGAAGGTACAGCGTGTTACATAGACCCTGAAACTGGTAACAAGGAGTGCAGTTAGAATGTATAGACCCACTGGAGACTGGGTAGATGTTTGAATCTCTCACAAGTAAACTCATCCTATAAAACGGAGTACCCTTATGCCTGATGAACAACGTATTAAACGAGATAACCCTGAGTTCTACGATGAAGTCATGGGAAGACAAGTAGGCGGTGACCACTACAAGACTTGCGGTATCCAACCTGTAGACTATATCACAGCTAACGATCTTGATTACCTAGAAGGTAACGTAGTCAAGTACATTACACGCCATAGAGTCAAGGGAGGTCGTAAAGATATTGAGAAGGTTATCCATTACGCTCAGATGATCTTAGCTAATGAGTATAACATCTCTGAGCAACGAGACAGCGACGAGGCAATTGACTGGAAGGACAACAACAACCAAGATATAAGTGACGTTGCTCTCAGAGGCTTAATGAGTAATTTCTGATCTTGTGATCTATGAAGTCACCTACCAAACCTACATGGGGCCTTCCTAGTTTATGGAGGGCTCCATAGTGTTTGTAACCCCATATCCAGGAAGGTACTCTCGCAACTGCATCGTCACCATAGACGTAGCGTGTGTAGTTGTACAACGGCTTTAAGGTTGTGCCAAAGCCTGTGCGTGGTTGCCCAAAGGTAACGAGCTTCTTATAAGCTATACCGTCCTTGATGAACTGGCGAGCACACACAGCCGCAGCAGCCCCACCGAGGCTATGCCCTGTTAGGTAGATAGGGCGGTTCTCTTCAATACTACGGCTTAGGTAGGCTTGGAGTAACGGCCAGAGCTTCATGAAGTATGAGTAGAAGCCCTTGTGTATACGCCCAAGGGGTGTCTTAGACGGCCAACCTTTAAGGTCAGTGAGGATATCTTTACCGTCCTTCTCAGTACCACGGAAGACTACAACAGTCTCACCACCAAGGTGGATCACTGAGCACTCAGCGTTATCTCCTTGGAGCCTATGGAACGAAGTGACTCCCAAGCCCTTAAATGGGTTTGGGAGTTCGTTGTTGTACTCAGCTTCACATAGTTTAGCGAGTAGTTTGTCAGTGATCATAAAGTATTTACTCCCGAGCTTCACGCCCACAGAAGTTAGACCACTCCTTAGCTGTGATATTCCAGCGTTGCATAGCTTGGCTCTCAGCCCTGTACGTGTTGTTACACACGAAGTTACGAGCCTTGTCCATAGCTTCGTCGTTAGTCTTAGCTCCGAGGGCCTTCACAGTCCCTGCGATAACATCGGCCTTCTGACCAAACGGGGTAGAACAGGCAGACAGTGTGAGGATAACGAGAGGGATGATTAGGAGGTTCTTGTTCATAGCTTTAGTCCTTGGTATAAGGTTTGACATACTTATCAAAGTAGCCTTGAGCATAGTTCTTTCTTTTCTCTAGTTCAGGGGAGCCTGATCTAAAGTACTTGTCCATTAAAGCCCCCATCATAGTGTTTAGTTCTCCACTATAAAGAGCTTTATTCAACTTCTTACGATTACCTGCTCCAATATCAAGGTGCTTCCCTTTAGTCATAGCATCATACGCAAAGTCAATCTGAGAGTCCTCGGAGTCTTCAAGTCCTAGCTTGTCTAAGTACTTCTGGTACTCTTCTTTCTGAACATTAGAGAACTGGAAAAGACCTTGCCCTGCCCTAGAGTCTTTCTTATCCATTCCTTTTTGAGTCACTGACCAAGAGAGTTCCGGCCCGGCTTCCTGTCTTATGTTACCTAGTAACGCCGTAGCAATAACAGGGTCTCCCCACTTTGTATTCAGCTTATTGAATAGTCTTTCTTCAGTACTGATAGGTCGGTGTTGTGTAGTTTTAGGAGTCATAGGAGTCCTCATAGGCCCTTGGAAGAAAGGTGTCATAGGTATATCTACCCCAAAGAAGGATGAAGTAGGGACTGTGTTGTCATTGAAGAAACCCGGCATAACTACTCCTTACTCTTCTTAGGTTTAAGTTTCAACATATCTTTCTTGATCTTTGCAATCTTGTTGTGTACTTCTGTCATACGCTTAACGTATTCTTCTTGACCGATAGCCCTGTCCATCAAGTCCTTACCAGCCCTCTTACCCATCGCTGTGACTGCATCGAACCTACGCTTGTACTCGAACTGCTTCCTAGTAGCCATGAGGGGTATATCAGCAGGTATAAGCTTGATACCTACACTCTGAGCAACAGCTTGGTAGATGTTCAGGTTATCAACAAAAGGATTATCAGAGCCTGTGATAGCCCTTCTAACCTTATTGAATGAAGGACTACCAGGAACAATAGGATTATTAGGAGTAAGCCTACGTGTAATGTCCTTAGCCTTTATAAGAACATCACTCTCCTTGCTCTCCCCAAGACCTTCAACAGTCTTACCAGTGAACGGATCAAACCCTATAGCCCCTTGATACAGATCGCCAGCAAGCCCAAAGGAAGGTTGCAGGGCACCGGGCAGAACTTCTACAGAACCTGCGCCACCTCTACCAGCCTCGAAGATATCACCACCGGGAATCCACCTAGTGATATCCAAGTACTGTGAAGTCCCTTCAATTGTGAAGGGCATCCTAATCATACGCGGAGGCAGGAACGGCATATTGAATACGTTCTGTTGTTTATCTACAGGCAGTAGAGCCCTCTCGAAGTCTTCATCACCACTAGGCTGTAAACCTCCCATGTGGTTCATAGCGTAACCAAGCCCTGCCCACTTAGCAAACTTCCAAGGACGTAACGTAGCTGACTCAGCCAACAGAGGAAGGATGCGGTAGGAGTAACTAAGGAATGGTGTGGCTGTTTCACGCAGAGCATTGATCAAGGGTGCGTTGATATCATAATCAATGAACCACTTCCTAGCATCACGAGCAGCTACAGCAGGATCGATACCATTGTCAATGTCAGTCATGAACTTAGCGAGCCTGAACATTCTATCTTCTGCTTGATACAGGTGTTCAAGGCGGCCTATGGAGTTCTTCTTTGCCCAGTTAGCAATCTTCATAGCAATACCAAGAGGATTGTTACCGGCAGCAGCAGCGTTAGCATAACCACCTAGTTGCTTACTCATAGTCTGACCGAGCTCTTTGGTGAGATGATCAGCTTCAAAGACACCATGCTCAAGGGCGAGCTTAACAATACTACTGTCCTTGCCAGAAGCATGTTGAGTCATCTGCTTAAAGGCTTTGGGGATATTCTCAAAGTCACCTCCTGCAAGGTCATAGAGAACAAAGTTAGACATGATGTTATTAGTGTGGACTACAGGGTTCCATGCAGTCTTGGAGGCTTTCCAAACCCTGTTGAGTTTCCTGTAACCGTTGATAGTCAAGCCTACTGCATCTTTACTGTTCGCAAACTTCCGATACTTCTCCATACGTACAAGGTCGTCAAAGATTTCCTTGGAGACATGCTTGCCAGCTAAGTTACCATAGACGTTAACTGAAGTATTACCTACGCGGGTCTTAGGAACCAACACAGACCCTGCGAACTCTACGTCACTAGCGAACTTCTTGGTTACATCATCGAACAACCTGAACCTAGCGAGGTCTCCTGTCATAGCCATACCAGTCTTAGCGACTGCATAGCCAGCATCTTCTATCTCACCAAGGAGTACACGTTGTTCCTTGTTAAGCTGCATACGCATCTTGATCTTACCGGCACGAGGTTTACCTACGACTTCCCAACCCTCAGCTTGGAGAGCCTTAGCGTCCTTTGCGTTGAAGTCCTTGATGAACCCACGAGGTTTAAGTTCGTTACCTATGATACGGAAGTCATCGACGTTCTTTGTCAACTGTTCAGTCTTCTTACCGATCTTAGACAGATAAGTCCTGTGGATGTAGCTGTCACCATTCTTCTTGAACACATCAGCATTAAGAAGACCGTAGTCAACCATCATCTGACCAGCTTCCTTGATAGTCTCCCTAGCTTCCTTATCCAAACCTTTGAGCTCTGAGACATCTCCCTCCTGTCCATCTAAGACACGGTAGAGGGTAGTTCTAAGCTCTGGAGAAAGCTTAGAGATTCTCTCAGATACATTTAGGAACGGCTCAACCAGAGAGTTCTGGAAAGCAGACGCTTCTTTCTTCAAGGTTACAAAGTCCTGAGGTAGGCCATGGTTATCAATGATACCCTTAGCTAAGACCTTGCCTACTGTGGTGTCTCCACCAAGAGGAATCTTGGCAATCCCTTTAGCTCCTGCAAAGCCAGCCAACATAGCTGTAGTGGCTACACCGAGCCTCTCCATAATTGGCATGTCCTCGTCAGTCATCTCGTAGCCTGTCACCCCACTAGCGAGGGCTGTAGTAGACTCTCCAGGACTCTTACGGAGTACGAAGTCACTGAGGGGCTCGCCAACATACTTAGAGTAAGTATCCTTGACACCCGCAAGCATAGGACGCGCAGCTTTACCGGCTCCTAAGATCACAGGAGCTAAGACTGCTCCACCAACACCACCTATAGCTGTCTGGTCAAGCCTGTCAAACCCACTCTCAGGGTCTACGTAACTTAAAGCTCCCGCAGCAGCCCCACTAAGTCCCGCAGTTGCAGCAACCTTAGCTATCTTGGCCCCCTGCACAGCTTTACCAAAGGGTATAACCCACGTAATAGGATCAAGAATAGCCCCGCCTACATAAGCAGCAAGGGCTTTGTTACCGTATTCAGGGTTCGTGAATATCTTATTCAGCTTAGCTTGACGAGCTTCTTCGTAACTGTTGTCAAGGTCAAATATCTGTTTGATACCACGGTATGTATCTTTAACACCTAACTCACCTGCAAAGGTAAGGGCATCCCCCTCGGTCATAGTACCGAGTTGTTCCACTGAAGGTTTGTAGAGAGGATCATCGTACTTTGCGTGGGTCTCTGAGACCACAGCATCAAGCAGAGGATCATCAGTGCCTACTGTTTCTTCTTCTAAGCCTTGTAGCCTCTTCTCAGTCCCCCTTATTACTTCCTCAAGCATAGGGTTGTAAGAGGGTTGCTGAATAGGAGAAGGCTCGGAAGTTTGATCGTGACCGAGTATTTCATCTAGGTAAGTGTCACTCATATAATTTAGAGTCCTAGTGTAGAGGGTTCAACACCTTTTGTAATCGCTAATTTTCTTAGAGTTTGTAAGTGAGCTTCAAGCTCTGGGCCACTGAATTTAGATTGAAGGGCTTGGAGAGTTCTCTGTAGTTTGACAACCTCCCCACTCCCTCGCGTAGTATCGATGTAGTTAGCCCTGTTGGGTGAGTAGTCATTCATGAACCAGTTCTGGAAATTAGGGGCTCCGGGAGCAAGGCCGAACTGACTAGAGTACTGTGAGTCGTACACCTTACGTGCGAACTCTAACTCTTCCTTAGGGAACTCAGCAAGATACTTCTTAAACTCAAGAGCTTGTTTCTTTTCAGAAGTCTTCTGTGCATCTCCAAGGATATCCACTCGTTTACCTTCGAGCTCTAACTGCCGTTGCTTTAACATAGCCTCAAGACTAGCAGCTTTCTGTGCAGTCTGTGTCTTATTGAACTCACCAACACTCTGCAAGGCTGCTTCACCAGCGCGTCCTACTCCACCACCTTGGGCAAGGGAGAAGCCTCCACGCATAAGTGCAAAGCCTAAGGCAGGGTTACGTTTAAAGACATCAGAGATACCATCAAGAAAACCCGCAGGTTCTTGAGACTGTTGTTGCTGCTGTTGGAGTGTGCTCGACTGAGGAGCCCCTGTAGGTAAAGTACCCAATGAACCAGTAGCCATAATCTAAAACATCCTTCTAAGAAGTCTAGGGGTTTGTGCGTCTGTTCTCTTTAAGAAGCTCGGTAAAGAAGTCTGCGTGTACTCTCTACGCGGAGCTCCTGAGAGTCCTGAGACATTACCAGCCTGAGCAAGAGATACATTAGCAGGACGTAGAGGGGTCTCGGGGCTAAGAGCAAACTCAGGAATACTGTTCAGGAACTCAGTTAACGCTGAGGTCTCTTGAGCTTGGGGAGCAGGGCCTGTAATAACTCCCTTGTTCTTTGAAGTCCTACCTGTATCGGGTTCAAAGAACGAAGGACTTGCTAAGGGGTCTCCCTCATACTCAGGAGCTACATCCTCAGAAGCTAAGGGGCCTCTAATAGATTGTTGTTGGGGAATAGTAGTAGACTCTAAAGCCTCTACGCCACCGTTAACTTCTTCATCTCTACCTAGAATTTCACTGGCTGCTAAACCGCCAAGGGCCAAGCCCCCTATAATCTTCTTAGGGTGTGTTGAAGCTCTACCTAACATCTCCATAACATTCTTAGTTGGAGTAGGTTTAGGTTGCGCCATAATTCTACCAGTGGTAGTGTTACGAGCAGTCACCCTACCAGTGTTTACATTCTTTACAAAACTGGCAGGATCAGCTTGTTGAAACTCTTTTAGATTATCAGCATCTTTCTTAGCAGCTTCCCGTCCTTTACTGAAGGACTGTTTAGCCCCTTTAATTTCCTTAGAAGTTGTCTCAACAACTTTCTTGTCAGCCTTACTAAGGAGTTTTGTGGAACCTGCGCGTCCAAAGAGTTTATTGAAAGAGGCTTTAGCAGCCCTCCAAGGAAGCTTAGTACCTACCTTTAACATAACAGGGAGGGCGACCTTTAGACCCATAGCAGCCGCACCGCCGGCAGGTATAAAGCTTGCAATAGTTAAGAGTTCGCTAGTACGCTCAGAGGGACTCATAGCATCCCAACGATCCCCAACAGCATCGAAACTAGCTAATACTGCATCCATCTCGTTACTAGGAGCGTCTGGTACTTCTCTGTAGGTTCCATCGTTCTGTAAGATACGGGCCATTACGAAAACCAACTCGCACCGGCATTACCCGCGTTAAAGAAACCCCCACTGGCAGCGGAGCCAGCCATACCTGCACCAGCGGCTCCAAGACCCATAGCAATCTCTAAGGGTGACGCTCCGGGCGTAGTAGTCACTGTACTGCCTGTAGCTTGTCCAGTCCCAGTGCCTCCGTAGTTACCAGCGAGGAAGCTCTGGAAGTTTCTAAGCTGTTCCGTATCAAAGTTGACACCAAGCTGTTGAAGAGTGTTAGCAGCTTCAAGTTCCTGTTGAGCTCTCTGATCCATCTGTCTACCAATAGAGGCTCTGACCTGTGATGGGAACAGTGAGGACTCAATAGTCTGTGGAGCAGCAGCTAGTGTACGACCAAAGATATCTCCGCGAGTACCAAGACTCTGGAGTGTAAGACCCTTAGCGATCTCTGCCTGTTGTTCTTGCAGGTCTGAGCCTGCAAGACCCTCTGCAATACCACGACGAGTGCCAAGTTGCTGTCCAGCCCCTTGTGCTTGGTCTTCAATACCACTAAGAGTCCTACGCTCGAAGGCACGAGTAAGAGGGCTAATAGCTGCATCAATAGCATCCTGAAGTACTTGGTTCTGCTCAGGACTATCTAGTACTCCGAGGCCCTTAGCAAGAGCTTCTTGGATACCCTCAGTAGATGTCCTAGTACTTGCGAGCCCTCCTAGAGCTTCTTCATAAGCACCTAAAGTCTCCCCACTTTGCTCAGCGAGCAGAGAGCTCGGGAGATACTCACTAGGGTCTGCACCGAAGCGTTGCTCGTATAGGCTCTCTGCACCACTCAACAACTTACGAAACTGTGGAGCTTGAATAAGCTCTGAGGACGTAGAGGTTTGGCTCTCTGTTTGTGTTTTCTGTTCGCTTTCACCAGACATACTATTTACAACTCCTTAAAGAGTTTAACATATTTAGGTTTAAATCCAAAAGGTTTCATAACCTTCTTCCAAGCTTCACGCCCTACTATCTCTAAGCCGTCAGCGTTCTCTACGTGCTTTGCCCAGTGTTCTATATCTTCAAGATGATACTGGATTAACTCTACACTTCCCTTTGAACCTCCGAAGTCACTAACACGTACAACTCTCTGTTTGGAGTATTCGACACAGACAGTTGTGAAGGTTGTAAGGACTTCCTGATCACTACTTACTACAATCCACACAAGAAACTTGTTCTGCTTAAGACGTTTGTAGAGGTCTTGTATATTCTCCTCACCGCCATTGAAGTATAAAGCAGACTCAAACTCAGGAGCAATACTCGGCCATATCTCAAGAGCATC